GATTTGTCTACCCGCGAGGAGATCATCAATCGTAGAATTAACGCCGATATCGGTCGCTATATCTTCGATATGACATAAACTCTTTTCACACATCGGGCGCACTCCCATCTCGCGCTTGAGTTTGTAACAGTTGGCGCAATTGAGATTTGGTTCATCAATCCACGCCAACCGAGCGCGCTCAAGAACGCGCTCTAGGAATCTTTTTTTTCTGCTTCGGGCTCCTTGCCCTTAAGCTTTGAGGTATAGCCCTCGACATAACCATTGTAGACAGCAAGCATAACGGGAGTCGGGAGATCCATTGCGCGAACTTGCTCAACCGAAATTTCCTTACCTTCCTCATCCGTCAGGCCCTCCACTTTTTTGAGTTGAGCAAAAGACCATTGGAACTCTTTCTGTGAGCGTTTAACGCTATCTTTCTCGGTTCCCGAGTCTTCTTGATGGCGGTAGAGCTCATTCATCTTAGGCGCTGCAAAGGTAAACTTTGCGTCACCGTCTGATGACTTAAGAACCACAATAATATTTTGCTCAATCTTCATTAGTTCCCTTTAAACGAAAGCCGCCGAGTTAGTATTTTTAACCACCCAAAACGGCTTGGTGCTAATCATGCCCGTAGGATTTGACGATGCCGCCAAGCACTTGAACGTGACTACATGTTCATTAGTTGCCGTGGTTGTGAGGTCATACTGAGGATCCTCAACAATCTTTAATCGTGGGAAGTAGAACCGCACTCGGTAGGGTGAGGTATCATCCGTGATATTGAGCTGAGCTTTGTATTCCGTGCCAGCTTGCGCCGCCGTGAAGTAGGTAAAGTCCTCAAGGCTCTTAAAGCGAACTGTGAGAGTCCCCTGAAACGGAGGATCGCCAACTGCTACGGGTGTTCCGTTTCCAGTCGCGCCCTTAATCTCAGCAATAAACCCTTGGTCGTACGAAAGCTCGAATTCAGCCGATACGATATTCTTTTTATCGCCAGCCGCCAAAGCCGCGCCAGCTTGAGCGTTAATCCAGAACTCATCTAGTGGCTGAATCACGATCTTCTGAGCGTTGTCTACGGTCGCGCTGTTAAGGGTCGTGTATGTATTGCTTGAGGAGTCGAGCTTCTGTTCATTCCCTAGAAGGTCAAAGCTCATTCTCACGTAGTTAGGGGGATTGTCGGCAGTAACCGCCAAGCGAGTACAAACCGCCGAAGGGAATACCATCGATCCAGCAACCGCCGAATGGGCCTGAAATGCTGCTGTTAAATAGGTAGAGTTTCGAGTTTCGTTAAAGATAAACGAATGAAGGTAGTTTCCAACCTCAGTTGCCACAGTGTCGGTGCCAAAGAATTGACCCACAACCGCAAGCCCTGCGTTCTCGTAGCCCATCAGAGTCTCCACTTCCATGCTGGGAGCCTTAGCACCGCGCCGTGATTCGGTCGCCATCGAGGTACCCGCACCTATAGGATTCGCAGTTAGTTCCTCTGCATTCTCTGACTGAGAAAGGCTTTCTACTTCGAGCTTGTCGCCACTCCCTACAACGGTTTCAGTCCCCCATGTGGTTGACTTCTTGAATCCAATTACTGTTGCGGCTCCGGTTATACTTCCCATAAATTCCCCTCTATGCTGATACTGTTTGAATTCCCGTGTAGGTAACTTCCGAAACCCACGTAGGACGATTCTCTAAAAACACTAAATCTGGGGCGCTTATTCCTCGCTCGTTCGGTTCGTAATAATCAACCGTACTGCCCCACGTATTCCCCAGCTCGGATCGTACTAAAGAATCCATTGCCTCCAAACGGTCGGTTATAGATTTGAAGTTATCCCCGCTCGGTTCGTTTTCTCGGTAGTAGCGCACTCTCACCGGGAACTCATATCGGATTTGACCTGTAAGCCCGTCACGCCTGATACGCGAGACTACAAACGTCATGAAATTAATCTCTGCTGCAAAGTAGAACTGTGTCGAGTTCTTTGCGCTTTCGAGGTTCGGGATATCGTAGGGATAAACGCTTGTCGTATAGCCGCGCATCGTCACGTGGTCGAATATTTCGCTATCCCAAACCCTACGAATATCGGCGATCGTGCTCATCTGCTAACAAACCTATAACCGCCTTGGGTGTTAGTCGTTACAGTCGCGCCCGATGAAATGCCATCGTACTCAAACTTTAGTTCGCTCTGAACCTTCTTCGATATGCTCGCCCAATGCCTCGCCTGTTCGTGCCAATGGTCCCCAGTCGTTTGAATCTGTCCGAATGATATGTGACTAAGGGTGGAGTAAAGAACCGCGCTTGTGAGCCTGTCAGGGCGTCTAATCTCCGCGAATTCATAGCCCTTCGCTTTTAGCTCGTTTCTTAAGTCGCCTTTTGCGAGCTCTATGTAAGCGTTTATCTGCGTTGTCGTCGCGTACTTTTCCGCTGCGGGCCATGCTGCGATTACGTCGGCAAAGGTCACGCCTATTCGCCTGGTATGTCCCCATACTCTCTCAAAGATCAACTCTTGTAATACCGTTTGAACCTGAAGGCCAGTAGCCCATCGAAAGTTAACGGCGCTCCAGTAGCTATAAGCGATAGTGTCCGACTCTGGATCTGGATCGCTTACCGCTGAGATTGCATAGCTGAACCCCCTGCGCTCTGGCAACGCGGTCCAAGAGGCTATTGTTTGAAGCGCCCCTGTACCGCTGCGCGCCGCGTCAAGCGAAGGTTTCGCGCCTAGATAACTAAAGATGTAAATCGAGTCTAAGAGTATCGCGTCTATGTCGGCAGTCGTCGCCTCTACATTATCGACAAGAGGGTAGAACTCCGCGTTGATTGCTTTTCCAAATGGGTACATTCAAGCAACTCCGGGTGAGCAATGCAGCATTGCGCCACGATATCCGGCGGTAACGCTCCATCTGCAATGATTTCTCTTATACGCCCGCATATAAACGGCTTGATTCCGCCGCTTGCTGTGGTCACGAACCCCATCACGGCTTGACGAATTGAGCCCGGGCCGAACCTGTTTTCGTAGCACTTGCAAAGCTTCTCCTCTGTGAGAAATGTACAAGTGACATTCTCCGGGCGAATGGTGCAGCACTTTGCACCGCACACCTTTGAGCAATAATCCTTTTCTGAGATCACTTTCCCTCACGTTCCCTCAACATTCTTTGAGTAAGAGAATCAACCTTCTTCTCTGCCTCGGCTTGAGTTGTATCGGTGCCCTTCATGGCGTCGTTAAACGTCTTCACCCGGCCAATCATTAGATCGCGGGCCTGAAGGATCTTCTCGTCTTTGGTCATGGCCTTGTGGCGCTGAACGTCCCCCCGAGAGTTGTATTCCTCGGTGAGCCGCTGCTTCATGTTAGCAGCCTCAACCTTGCCGCGAATGAATTCCTTCAGAACTTCTGCGGGTACGCTATTTGCTTGAACTATCTTTGTTTCTGACTTTCCCATCTGCTGTAAGTGCTCCCTTTTCTTTCTCTTGATACGCCGCAAGTTTCGCCTCTAGTGCGTCACGCTGCTGCTGCCAATCTCGTGGTGCTTGATTTGCCGTTGCTTCAATCTCAGCCCTAAGTAGATCATACTCGTTCGGTTGACCCCCTGGGCCTTTGAACAGCCCATACTGAAATTGACGCGCCGGATCTGGGTCATTCGCTGAGGGAATGTTTCCATACCCAATGAGCCGTGCGCCCTTTCGTATGTAATACTGAATCTTTGAACGGATACCGCCCGGCCTTGATTCTGCCATGAATGGCATTAATCGAGTCACCGCCTTAATTGAGCCGTCGTCCTGAACTTCCCTTTTCAAACTCTCAAAAAGAACATAAGCCCCGCGAGGCTCTCTATGTCGAGGATCCGCCAAAATCGCCTTAGCTTCCGCGCTTGGTTCGTTCACTATTTTCATCATCTGCAAAATACCTGAAAGAGAAAAACCCCCGGCGTCAACTGCCCGCCGGGGTAAACGAAAGTAGGAGGACGAAAATTACGTGTCGCTGAGAATGTATTGACCAGCAAGATCGTTCCATTCTCCGATGTCCCAGAACAGATGAGTCGCGAGCTCTGTGTAGAATCCCTCGCTACCCTTCTGAATGATCCAGCTCTTTGGGCTTGCGCCGATAATCATGGCGAACGTCCACATAGGATGGAACAGTGCGCTATAAGTATCTCCGCCGGAGGTTCCCATTCCTGAAGTCTGATAAACATCAGCGATTCCAGGGATAGAACCGACAAAGCAATTAGCTTGCGGCATACCGCCAAGAATCGAGAGGAACGACTGATTGGTAAAAGCACTTGCGCCAGATTGAACAATTTCTTTCTTAAGCCCATAAGCGCCCTTTGCGTGCGTTACGAGAGAGAGCTGAACTTCCTTGTTAGGAACTTCGCTCGTATAGATCGTCATCTGCGAAAGCATCAAGTCATCAATCGTGAGGAGTGACGCCGAGGTTCTTCCACCGGAAAGACCCGAGAAAAGTCCAAGCGCATCGGTATCAACCGCCCGTGCCAGCGCCGAAAATTGCTCCTGCGCAAGTCGGGTAAGATCGATAGTTCCGAAAGTTTCAGCCGCTACTGAGAGCCCTGAAACAATCGCGCCCATCGCTGCTGTTAGATCTACTTTGGTGTCGGTAAGCTCCCCACCCGAACCAATCGCGAGTGCGGTTGATTCAGAAGATGGGTAAGTCGCGGTAAGCGATCCCCTTTTCTGCATTGAGCGAACCATCGATTGCGAAGGTAGATCCTCCGTGTACATGAGGTTAGTCATGCACGTGCCCTTCACAAACGCTGGCGAACCAAGCGCTGAAAGAGTGTTCGATAGAGTGTTACTATTACTAAATTCTGTTACGTTAGCTACTGCGCCCATATTTTACTCCTAGTTAATAATCTTCTTAGCCTTGAGATCGTTCACAAGAGACGCCAAACAAAGCGCAATATTTGCCGCCGTGCTCTCTGTCCCTGAAATGTCATATTTCCCAACGCCGAGATTTGTTACCGAAAAAGTCCAAGGCGATCCATAGGTGGTATTCCCTATCGCGCTGGAAGAATTAGCAAGCGAAATGCCGCCAGTGAGTGAGAGAAGATCTTTTAGTTCTGTTGTCATAAAAATTTTATCCTAAAGTTAAACGCGAAACTTCTTTGCCTATATCGCTAAGCTGAGAAGCGCTCATCTTCAAAGCGAGTGCGCGCTGCTCCGCTGCGGGTAATTGCATAAAGTCTTTAGCTGTTATCGTTGCGCCATTTGCGCCCGCGCTCTTTGTTTGGTTGCCCGTGTCAGTGCCGCGAACGTGAGTCGGCTTTTTCCACGATGGCTTAAGAGAGCCTATCCACGCGCCGAACTCTTTAGCGTCCATCTGCTTTGACGTGCTCCCCTGAGCGTATCTGATCGCGCCGTTCTCATCTTTGAAGATAAGATTCCCCTTCTCGTCTACGTCGCCAAAGCGCCGGACATACTGTTTCACTTCGTCAAAACAGTCAGAATTAAACTCGTCGGCAATGTCTTTGAATGCCCTATCTACTACCTTAAGCTCTTTATTTTCAGACTCAAGAGACTTCGCGCGCGCAATTGCGTCATCAAGCTGTTTTTGTACGGTAGAACGCACAAGTTTTTCGGTCTCGGCTTTCCATGCGTCCATTTGCTTAGGATCTGCTATCGCCTTTTCGCGTTGTAGCTGCTCTACGGAAGCCTTCAGGGAATGGTGCTCATCTGGATCAATTCCCTGAAACTTCTTTTCGTACTCCGTGGCCTTCCCCATCCAAGTGTTCTTATGCGTCTCAAGCTCCTGAATCCGAGCTTGTAAAGCGCCCACATCAACCGCCGGTGTTTCAGATTTGCCGCCGTCCTTGTCTGTCATTTATCGCTCTAATAATCCGCTGAACCTGTTCAATCGAGAGCGCAAAGAATTTGCGTAGTCTCTGTATAGCTCTAGCTTTAACCGCCTCCCCCGCCCCTGCAAAGTACAGTTTCCCAATCAGGGATTGCGGGCGCTCTTCTACGATTGTTTGGATGGCGCGCATCATGTCGCCGGAGAAAGTCAGATCGGGAGTGTCTACCTGCCTTCCCTTGTCAGACTTCCATTTAGCGTAACCTTTGGAATACTCAACGAAAGGCACATCCTCGAAGTCGCGACCCCTTTGGCTCCTGCCTATTATCTCGGTTCTCGCAAATAGCATCTCGCGCCCAAGAGCCTCTTTCCTAGCCTCCCTCATTTCGCGGGCTTTCTTCACAAAGTCAGGAATCTTCACTAGTTTGATACCCATATTCCCTCTTCGCATCCTCTTCGCTAATCGGTGAAAGCTGATGTCGGCAGTTGTAGCCGCCGCAATAAATTGCAGCATCAAGCCCCTGGCCGTTGTCCCATTCGTCGATTTCCTGGCGGGTGAATACCTGGCCTACTCTGGCCTCACAAAATGGCCGGGTAATGTCGTCGTCTGGTCCGAGGTATACGAACAAATCAAGCCCTAACTCCTCTGATTTGGAGAGGGTCATAGAGCGATTCATACCAGCAAGGGCAGTGCGCAACGTGGTTTCTCCGTACCTGGAAGCCCTATCGCTGAGCCCGTCTATGTCTTCCGATAGGTCCACATCCTCGGAGCCCATCACCTTACGCATGGCGATAGAGCGTAGTTCATCTACGGTTAGGTCAATCTCGTTCGATAGCTGTTCAAAATCGAACGTCGCGAGGGCCTCGACTAACTCGACATCTGCCCCGGTCATCACCTCGACACCCCGCCCATACTTACCGAGCGATTGTTCTAGCTTGTCGAGCTCGTTAGCGTAGAGAGCCTCTACCTCGATAAGCACCTCGCCTAGCCCCGCATCTGCTAGATTTTGCCTAATACCCCCAAGGATTCGAGCCGCGTCAATTGCGCGAACGTCGCGCCCTTCAATGCCCTTTGTAAGCCGTGATAGTTCGGACCTAAGAAATTGCTTTAGGTTGCCAGAGAATGACGCTATAGACGCATCACGCCGCCGGACCTGTTCCGCCACCTGCTTCTTTCTGTCGGTTGCCACGCATTAACTCTAATAGTTTTGGTTGACCGGATTCTTGCCGTTGCGCTGGCTTTGAAGCTTCGATTTCTGCCATGACTTCTTGATCATCAGAAAAACCCTGAGCGATCGCGATTTGCTGCAATACCTTTTTACGCCAGATAGGAAGCGCTGAGAGCTCGTCTCGGATAGAGCCGAACATGGTCACAAGTTGATCCACATCCTCGCTTGTAATCTTACGGGATACTGCAACCGTTGCCGGGTTTTTCTTGGACATCATCGCCCAATGTGAGAGAGCTTGATTAGTGACGTTCTCGACGATCTCAAGCTGGCTTTGAATGAAGGCTACTATATCATCCTTGCGCTGGCGTATAGAATCCGCGCCCTCGGCTTCCTTTGAACTCGCACTTGGCGAACGTGCAAAATTGAACGCAAGACTGAAAAGATTGCGTTCACATCTATCGAGTCGCTCAATAAGCGCTTGAGGGTAGACCGGCGGTAGCTGCTCTAAAGTCGCATCGCGGGGTAAGAAGAGAACCGTATACTCTGAAAGAGCCGTCTTCTGTGAGTCCTCAACACCCTTGGCAACCCGAATTGCATAGGCTTGATAGTGAACCGCGTTGTCTAAATCGCTTGATAGATTCCAGTGCCGCCGCTGCTCTGTCACAACGTCGTGAACCCAATTCTCCGCATTGAAAGCGCCAGCAATTGGGATTTCTCGGACGGAAAGAACCCTCGGCGCGCCGTCAGATTTCCACTTGGGGTCAATTGATTTTGAGTCGTTCTCGGCTACTAGCTTTGTGACATCTACCGAGTCGCCATTCTTCGAGTATACGCGAGTATAGAGCTTCTCTACCGGCTTCTCGGTTAGCGAACTTCTGGCCGGAACTTCACGGTATTCGTGCCTAAACTTACTAAGCTTCGTTTGGTTGAATTCCCAATCGGGCGCATCGATAGGATTAATCATCGACCATATAGGGCGCTGCCCTAGTTTCTGCTCATCGCCCGCGCTCTTGGCGTCTATGTCGTATGTATCGGTTCGAATTAAGGGTCGCCCGTACATTATAAGCGCTTTGGTGATATGGTCGCGCATGAAAGCTTCTAGGCTCGTTCCCCGCCCGTCGACGTTCTTCGCTATCTCCTCGCCCATCATAGCCTTAGCCGCTGTTGTGTCGGGAGAATTGCGAAACATCATCGAGAGATATGCACTCACCACTCGTGAATAGAAATTAGTGTAGCCGCTTATCTGCTCCCTGATACGCCGAATCATAGCGCCACCGTTAGGCGCTCGCTCAAGCTGGTGCACCACTAGATACTTTTCGTGAGTAAGTATCTTGTGCTTGCCCTCGTAGAAATCCCGATTGACCACCCACTCCTCGGCGAGGTCGTCGTATTCCGGATGTTTATAGAGCGTTATCGAATCGGCCACTTACTGCACCGGGATAAAGCGAGTCATGTCGAACTTAGTTGTGTCAAATTGTAAAAGGGTAAGGTTCGCTCTTCCATTCGCGTTGGAAGCACCCGCAACGCCGTTAAGCCTTAACTTTGACCTTGCCGGGTAATAAATTGGCCCGTTAGCGAAGGAGCGATAGGGAAAGCTCCCATCAATCTGCGAGATAAAGTTTGCAATGAGATTAAACGCGCCACCCTCAATCTGCTTATAGAGATAAGCATAGTTGATTTGAGCAACCGTAACCCCGATATCCACATCTAGGAGAAGAACCGCCCTGTCATCCGGGACCATATAGAAAGCCGATCCGCTTCTTGCATACCCGGCATCTCCGCGATTGTAAACCGTTGCCGGAACGCCAGTAGTAACAGTGCCGGTGCCGACGTATAAATTGCCCGCGTTGGTCAAGCCGGTGCCAGCCGCCACGCACTCGATAAGATTAACACCTAACGTGGTTGCGGATAGGGAGACTCCAGTTTGACCGTCGAGAGTCAGAACCTCATTAACCTCGTCATAAGTTGAGTTGATATATCGGACTCTTGCCGTGTTACACCCAGTGCCGACCGGCGCCCCGTCGTCGTTTGCTGAGCCGCTTGAAATGGTTGCCGCCGTTGCAGAGGTAGGCCACGCAAAGGAAGAAGAACCGGGCCAGTATGTCTCTTCTGATGTTGAAACAGAGTTATTAAAGCCGGTGAGATTAATAATCTCCGCGCCATCCACAAGACCCATGGCCACCTGTGGCCCTGAGATTGATCGCCCGTCTTTCGTATAAAGCACCTGTGCGCTTGCCACGTTTGAGATAAGCACGAGGAGAATCGATAAAATTATTCGCATTTTAAAATCCTAAAGAGACGCCGAGGATAGGCGAGCGGTCACTTGTTAAGTCCCACTCCTGCGTATGATTAAAAAGTGACACCCTGAGAGCTTCCTGCCAATGGGTATGTACATCCACGGCGGGCTTCTCGATGTCCGTCGTGCCCTGCTTAAAGCGAGTCTTTTCAAGCGAGTTGATAAGGTTGCGATTCCAAGCCCCGATTTCTACCACCTCGTAAAGCAATAGCTTATTAGTCTGCTCAACCGATGACCGGACGGGCGTGACCTCGCGCCGGGATACTATCTCAGTTTTTGAATAGTGAGCCCTCAGATACTTCTGGATATGCTCGTAGTCCGACCCCTGCACCTTGTGAGAGCCCGCATAACCCGAGCGGTCGCCGTCTATTCTGATGATGGTGTTCCCGAATCTGGCTTTTGGAAACTTAGCCATAAACTCCACCACGCCATCATCGAGCTGATTTGATTTACCATCCGACTCGGCAAGCACTCGAATCTTTCGCCCTCGCCTACCGTCGCGCCGCTGATACGGTTGATCCTGCCAAACAACCCAGGCAAGGGGCGTGCGGTTGAAGTCCCAAGCAAAAACCAAGGGGAGATACGGATCGGGCTCGATGCCCAGGACGATATTTGCCGCGTGAAGATTGGTGTAGCAAGCCGACTCCGTGAAGCTTGCAAACTTACCCTCTAGATACGACTGAAGCTTAATAGGATTCCACGCATGCGCTTTTATAAGCCTATCCACATAGCCAGATACCAGATTGCCACTGTTCCACTTCGTTCTTAACCGGATACGCTTATAGTTCTGCTCGCGGTTGATTGCTAACCAGTGATTTGCCTCCTCCCACTCCTTGCCCTCGCATAGCGCTGCAAAGTGATTCATGCCCTCTGGTGTCCCCTCTGCTATCCCCTGAATCGCCACGGCTTTCTTATCGCGAGCGCGGGCTACTAGCTTTTCTTGAACTATGGGGGTATCGAAAACTAAGCCAGCTTCGGATACAAGCCAGTGTGAAATATTAGATCCCACCATGAGCTCTGGCCTATCCGCGCTATGGAATACCACCGTAGGGGCCTTAATACCCTTCCACTCAATCCGCATCGGCTTAGACTTGTGGACTCGGTAGTGGACATCAGGAAAGAGCCCATAGACTGAACTCAGAACCTCCTGGTAAGACGGTAACAAAACATCCTCTACCTTGTTATGCGTAGGTGCAACCGCCCAGCACAAGTCACACTCGGAGTTAAGCGATACCAAATCGTGAAACTTAATGAACGATCCAAAAGTCTTTCCGGAGCCGAGCCCACCAGGAACAAGGAACATCTCTGTGGTTAGATCGCTCATAGCGTAAGCAACCCACCACGGGAGCCTACTTTGAATCGTCAGTTCCCGTTCGTCTTTCGTCTGCTGCTTCGCTCTCATCTCTCGGGGGCTCCTCGGTTACACTAAAAACGGGGCGCGGCATTTTTTGGGCCGTTGCCTGGCTCCCGTCGCCCTGCCATCCTAGTTGTGTCTTCAACCAAAATATCTGCGCGACAACATTACCCTTTTTAATAGATTGGAAAAGACACCCCACAACCTGCGCATGCGCTTCCGCTTTCCCCTTGTCGATTTCTTCGCGGTAATACTTATCTAAAGTTTTGAAGTCGATCCCAATAACGCGAGCAACGTGCTCAAGAGGCAGCCCCAAGCCCGCAAGCATAGACACCTTTCGCCGGTTTTCCTCCGTTGGCTCGTGTGGCTTGCGGCCTAGCTTATAAGGCTTCTTTTTCATCTGAAGGTGGAATAAAGGCTTTGCCGTTTATTTTACACTCGAAATTCTTGCCGTTTTGTTCGCAATATTTTTTGTATCGCTCGATAATTACTTGGCAATACTTCGGCTCTATCTCCATGCCGTAGCAGATTCGGTTTAGTTGATCGGCTGCGATTAGCGTTGTGCCGGAGCCGAGGAACGGATCGATAACTGCGTGGCCTTTTTCGGAGTAAGGCAGAATTAGCTTGGCTATTAACGGAATTGGTTTTTGCGTGGGGTGTCCAGTAGGCGCATCCTCGCCCCTGTTAGCGAAAACGCCCGTTTCTTTTAATTGTCTGATTATGCTTCTTTTGTGCTTCTGTTTGCTCCAACAAATTTCAAAATCCGATCCAATTGCACCGTCTAATTGTCCGATATTATCGCTATTTGATCTTTTGTCCCATACTAACAACGATCCCTCGTTTCTATTTTCTATATGCTCAAAGAAATAATCTGCTCCCCAAATGAAAATATCATCGCAGGATTTGAAGTTTCTAAATATTGTCTTTATTAGCTCAGGCGACCAATCCGATCCGTCTCCGATAATGGGGCGTTTGTCTGTTTGAGTGTGCCAATCCGATTCCAAATTGATCCCATAAGGAGGATCAGCCACCACTATTCTAGGCTTATCTCTTCGCAATAATTCCTTAACCTCATCGTCTTTCGTACTATCCCCACACAAAACCCGATGCTTACCAAGCTCGATCAAATCCCCGAGCTTGATATAGGTTTCTTTAGGTACCTCACCTGGCCCGTCGTCCTCTGATACCTCTATCTCCGGCTCCGGGAATAGAGACTTCAAATCATCGAGCCCCCAAGACTCCAAGTCCACGCCGTTACTCTGGAGAAAGTCGAGCTCCTCGGAAAGGCTGTCAAAGTCCCACTCACTGTCATTCTGTAGTTTGTTATCGAGTATTCTATACGCTCGCTTCTGCTCTTCGGTGAGATCATTAAGTCGTACGATAGGGGCATCTTTTAACCCTAGTTTTTGCGCCGCCAGGAGTCGCCCGTGACCTACTAAAATCTCGTTGTTTTCGTCTATGCAGATAGGTTGGTTGAAGCCGAACTCTTGGATAGATCGCGCAATCCTTTCAATTTGGAGCTCTGAGTGCTTCCGATTGTTCTTTTTATAAGGAACTATCTCGCCTAATTTCAGTCTTTCAATGTTCAATTTCCTTCCCCTTAACTTTACGAGTTATCAAGAACCCTTTCCAGGATATGATTTTTATGTCTCCCTGCCTATTTTTGAGCCGGATAGCCTCACACTTAGCAAGAATTAGGCCCCTTGCGTCTTCTACGTCCGACTCGGGGAATACATGAGCGAGTATCCACCGGAATGAGAAAGGCACGTTTTCGGAAAGGTCGGAATAGAAGAAAAGCCAAGCTAAACGCGCGTTATTTAACGATTCTCGGCTTGAGAGCGGGCAAGAATAATCCTGAACGCTTCGGGCTATTATTGCGGCAAGTAATCGCACTTCGGGGATCTTAAAAGACTCCTCCTCTTCTTCTGTCCCTACAACCGTTTGCCTATCGGCTCTAGACACTCGCAAACCTCCTTCGATTGAAGATTCTGCGCATGCGGTAAAGCTTGGATTTATAGCAAGCCTGAGAGATGCCGAGCATTGCCGCCCCCTCTCTTGCGACAAACTCGCGGGTAAGACAATCGAACACCGCCCTATCTTCTGCGGGTAATTTGCGCGCCATATAGAGAATATCGAAGAGCTTCGAGCGCGCGCTGTAGTCCGGCTCAAAGAAGGCTCCCATCTCGTGCTGCTTTAATTCAAAGGGGATCGTCTTTTCTCTCTTACGACGCGCGGCAGTTATACGAATTCTATAAGCACCATCGTTCCAGGCCACTCGATAGAGCCAGGTACTCACCTGAGAGCCGCCATTGAACGTGTGAGCCGCCCTCCATACATTCATCCACGTTAGAGACTCCACTTCGCGCACCTCGTCGCGGTCGCGCAACATCTGCGCTAGAATGCCCCGAACTTTTGCGCCGTGCCTGTCCATTAACTCTCTGAATGCTTCCTCATCGCGCTGGACAACTCGCGACATCAAAGCCTCATCAGTCAGTGGCTCAGTCCTAGCATCTTTTTTATTCTGTTCTTTTCCCAAGCTATCCAACCTAAAGTTCTAATTGTCCTATACTTAACTTCTGTTGACTGGTGCCATGCGTCGCGCATCTCGCGGTTTTGTATTGTGCGGATTATCGCGTTACAGGTATCAAACCATTCTTGATCGGCTTCGCGCCTAGAGCAGTCTTGCTCTACGTAGCGCCTATCATGCTCAAGGCTTGCCGGGAGATTCCAATCCAATAGCTCACGGGTGATTGGATCGTAGGGCTCCCAATACCATAACGGGCGCAAGCCTGATACCAAATCGGGATCCAAGTCATGGGCGAGTATGTGACTATCGGTCCCACGAGAAGGGCAATCGAGCATTGTCAGCCCGAAAAAGTCATACGTATTGTGGTCGGCAATAGAACAGAAAGGGCAAACTAAAATATTCAAATAAGCACCCTACACTAGATTTTCTTACTGCTTACGATGCGCTTCCACTCAGCAAGAGCCTCGTTTCGCTTCTGGCCGTTAAACCGCAACACCCGTTCAACAAACTCCTCACTTGAGCAAACTAGGACAAGCTCTGTGTGTGCAAAGCGCCCATCACCATAATCGAGCGCAAACCTACGCTTTTTGAAGTATTGAAGCCTGAGCTCTGCTACCAAAGCATCCTCAAGCCCCGCCCTTGTCTCGCGATCCATGCGCCATAGTGCGCGCTCAATCTCTCGCGCTGCTCCTCGGTGCTGTATCTCGTATTTAAGTATTATCGGGTGAAACTCTATGAGTTGGTCGCGGCCTGGAATGTAAAAATCACACCGCTTATTATAGCCGATGGGCACCTGGAAAGTTTGACCCTCAACCGGAAGCCAGTCAGGGAGATACTTTTGCAGCAAGCGAGAGCACGCGATCTCACTCCGTGAACCGTACTTGATACCACCATCAATAAGCTGCTGATTTTTGTGTCGGAATCCCTCTGCCGCGATCTG